CACAACTAGGAAAAGGAGAAAAATTATGGCAAATACAACTTTTTCAGGACCAATATTAGCTGGTACTATTAAAAATACTACTGGTACTACTGCTGGAACTGATATTAAAAATACAGGTCAAGTGTTAATGTCTCAATCATTTTCATTTACTTATGCAACTGAAGGATCTGCAACAGATACAACTGTTGTAATCCCTGCAAACTCACAGATTGTTTCTGTTGATGTTAACGTAGAAACTGCGTTCAATGACACAGGAGCTGACATTCTTGAAGTGGGTTCATCTGCAGATACTGATTTATATGTTAACGACACTGACATATCAGCAGCAGGTTCAATTGCTATGGGAACAGCTGCATTATGTGCAAACTGGAAAGATATTGGATCTACTGACATCGTAGTTGGTTACATCTATAATGGTGCAAACAACGATGCAACAGCAGGTGCTGCTACAGTAACTATTAATTACTTGCAGAACAATAACCTTTCATAATAAATAATTAAAGTGCTCCTCCGGGAGCACTTTTTAAGGAGATAAAAATTATGTCAATAACATCAAAAGTTAGACAATCTGTCGTACTTACAGCTGATGGTCAGGTTCAAAAACTAATTAGTGGAACAGCGACTGATATTGGTAAAGCAAATATTATGACTGTGTTTGCTCAATCAAGTGCAGCTGATGGTGAAATTAAACTTTATAATGAAGCAGATTCTTCTAAAACAGCTTCTGCATTAATTTTTCATGGTAAGTTTGGTACAGCCGCGAATCATGTGCATGAGTTTAAGTTACCAGGAGCTGGTATTTATGCTGACAGTGGAATATACGCAGATCTAACTAATATAGACTTTTTTTATATAGTCGGAACATTTTAGAGGAGTAGCCAATGGCGAATACTACTTCCTCATCATATTCATTTGATCAGGATTTCTCGATAGATGAAATTATTGCTGATGCATACGAACGTATTGGTTTAGTTGGGACGGCAGGGCATCAGTTAAAAACAGCAAGAAGATCTTTAAATATTCTTTTTCAAGAATGGGGAAATAGAGGAATACATTTTTGGGAAGTAGGAAATACAAATATTAATTTAGTTGTAGGCTCATCAACTAATGTTGATGCTACTGCTGAAGGATCTGGTATTTATACTTTTTATAGAAACTCAACAGATGTACCAGGGGGTGGAGAACCACCACAAGCTACAACAGTTCCAACAGCAAATGTATATGGAATATCCGATATTTTAAATGTTACTTATAGACAAAATTATAATACAACTTCTCAATCAGACACAGGTTTAACAAAAGTTGCAAGAGATGCTTATGCTGCAACAGCAAATAAAGCTTCTCTTGGAACACCTTCACAATATTGGGTTCAAAGATTTATAGATAAAGTTACAATTACAATTTATCCAATGCCTAATTCAACTGCTGCATCAAATTATTTAAATGTTTATTATGTAAAAAGAATTCAAGATGCAGGAACTTATACTAACGCAGGTGATGCACCTTTTAGATTTATACCATGTATGGTTTCAGGATTAGCATATTATTTATCTATGAAATTTGCACCACAAAGAACACAGGAGATGAAGTTGTTGTACGAGGATGAACTTGCTAGAGCATTATCTGAAGATGGTTCTGCAGCTAGCACATACATTACTCCGAAAACATACTATCCAAATATATAATGGCTAGATTTGCAAAAGGTAGTAGAGCATTAGCAATCTCTGATAGATCAGGAGCAGCATTTCCATATAGAGAAATGGTGCAAGAGTGGACAGGTGCGTGGGTACATATTTCTGAATTTGAACCTAAGCAACCACAATTAAAACCACATCCAGTAGGCGCTGATCCACAAGGATTATTACATGCAAGACCTGCAAGAGTAGAATTCCCAGTTCAAGATATTTTACCTGAGAATCCTTTTACAACAACAGCTGCTTCTGGAACTTTAAGTGTGTCTTTTCCGAATAATGGTTTAAATGCTGGTACATCATATGTAAGACTTAGCGCTGTTAAACAACCAGTGGGTGGAGTTGCAGTTTCTACTTTAGAATTATCTACAACATTAAATGGGAACATAACTGATTCCGCTACATCAATTGTTTTAACTGATGGATCTGAATTTCCAACAGCCGGATATATTGTTATAGAAAAAGTTTGGAGTCAGGCTGATTTAGATGCTGGTACAATTACTGATCCTTTACTTGTAGGAACATATGCAAACGAAACAATTAAATATACGGGGAGAAGTACTCATACTTTAACAGGATGTACACGTGGAACAGCCGCACCATTTAAAGGTGTAACTCCATCCAATACCACAGCAATTGCTCATACATCAGGTGCTACAGTTTATGGATCTTATTTAGCAACAGCTATTGGAACTACAGTAATTGTGGGTCCTAAAGCATCTCAAACAGAAACACATTATAATTCATTAACAGTGCCTTTAGTATCTAATGCTACAAGCACAGCAACAGGAGGCGGTTTTCAGTGTACAATTGGACCCGTAAATGATAGAGGTTAATTATGTCAGGAATTAGTTACAGTACATTAGTTACACAAATAAGAAACTACACAGAAGTAGATTCTAACGTTTTTACAACTGATGTTTTGGAAAATTTTATTTTAAATGCTCAACAAAGAATTATGATGGATTTACCTATGGATTCAGACAGATTCGTGGACCAAGGTACAATGGCAACAGATGTAAATACTATTAGAGTGCCTGCAGGAGCTTTATTTGTAAGAGGTGTTGAAGTATTTAATGCAACAAATTCTACTGAAAAAGGTACATGGTTAGAAAGACGTGATCAAACTTTTTTAACAGAATATGTAGGAAGATTAACAGGTCCAGAAGGATCAACAACATCAGGAGCCGACGTTACTGGTAAACCTAAGTATTACTCTATGTTTGGAGGAGCAACAGGATTATCTGATACGACATCAGGATCTATTTATTTAGCTCCTACACCGGACGCTAATTACATATTTAGAATATATTATAATAAAATGCCAGATACATTAGAGTCTAGTAATCAAACAAATTATATTAGTTTGAATTTCCCTCAAGGTCTGTTATATGCTTGTCTATGCGAGGCATATGGGTTTTTAAAAGGTCCAACTGATATGTTGACATTATACGAGCAAAAGTATAAAACCGAACTACAAAAGTTTGCAGCGATGCAAATTGGAAGAAGAAGACGAGACGATTACACGGATGGTACAATAAGAATTCCAATCGAGTCACCGCCTCAGTAAATAGGAGATAATTATGGCAATAACATCGGCAATTTGTAACAGTTTTAAACAAGAAATTCTAGAAGCTGAACATAACTTTACAGCATCTACTGGAAATACTTTTAACTTAGCTTTATATACAAGTGATGCAACTTTAAATAAATCAACAACAGCTTATTCATCTAGTAATGAAATTACTAATTCATCAGGAACAGCTTATTCAGCTAAAGGAAAAGCACTTACAAGTGTAACTCCTACTTTATCAACTGATACAGCAGTATGTGATTTTGCAGATGTATCTTGGACGTCAGCTTCCTTTACAGCTAACGGATGTTTAATTTTTAATGATTCACATTCAACAGATGCAGCGGTTTGTGCTATTGCATTTGGTTCAGACAAAACTGTAACAAGCGGAACTTTTACAATTCAATTTCCAACAGCAGACGCAACTAACGCTATCATAAGAATAGCATAAGGAGGAGCTCCTTATGGCTACATCAATTTGGGGCGGTGATGATCCTTCAGTAGCGTGGAATCAAAATTCTTGGGCCTCTAATGTCGCAACAGTTTCTTTAACTGGTTTATCAGCATCAACATCTATCGGAGCAGTAGAATCATTTCCTGAACAAGGATGGGGTTCTGATAACTGGGGATTTGAAAACTGGGGGGAAAGTAGTTTAGATGTAACTTTAACAACCGCAGGTGTTGGAACAACAGCTATAGGTTCTGTAACTGTAACAGCAGAAATAAACCATGGTTGGGGTCGACAAACATGGGGTGCTAATGGTTGGGGTATTCAAGGAACTGTTTTATTAACAGGTTTATCTATGACATCTTCAGCAGGAACAATTTCTCCTGCCGATGTAGTAGGATTAACTGGTTTAAGTACGACTTCAAGTTTAGGCACACCTACAGTATTTAGTGATGTTGATTTATCATTAACAGGTCAGTCTATGACCTCTACGGTTGGAGATTTATCTCCATCTGATATAATGGGATTAACAGGATTAGCTGCAACTTCTGCAGTTGGTGCAATTGCACCAGCAGATGTTATGGGACTAACTGGTTTTGGTACTACATCTGGAGTTGGATCTCCTACAGTTAGTACAAATCCTATAGTTGATTTAACAGGTGTATCTATGACTTCTGCAAGTGGTACAATATCACCAGCAGATGTTATGGGTTTAACTGGATTATCTGCAACTTCTGCAGTTGGTGCAATATCCCCACAAGATGTAATGGGATTAACTGGATTAGAGGCAACTGTTGGTTTAGGTAATGTAGCGCCTTTAGGTTATGAAGCAATTACTGCTACTCAAAGCGCAGGATATAGTGCAGTTACAGCTACACAAACTGCTAATTATACTGCAGTAAATGATTGACAATAAGTATAAAAACAAATAAAAAAAGATAAATTAGGAGATTAAATAATGGCATCAACTTATACGGCTCTCGGTGTAGAATTAATGGCTACTGGTGAAAACGCCGGTACATGGGGAACAAAAACTAATACAAATTTACAAATCATAGAACAAATTTCAGGTGGATTTTCTGCTCAAGACATAGCAGGTGGAGCACAAACTACAACTCTTTCAGTTTCTGATGGATCAACTGGAGCAGTTATGTCTCACAGAATGATTGAGTTTACAGGTTCTATTACTGGAAACCAAATCGTAACAGTTCCTCTAGATGCACAAACTTTTTATTTTTTAAGAAATTCAACATCAGGTGCTTACACAGTACAATTTAAATATGTTTCTGGATCAGGAGACACATTTACTTTTGGAGCAACTGATAAAGGTGACGCTATTTTATTTGCAACAGCAAACGATGGTACTAACCCAGATATATACCAAATAGCAACTGGAGATGTAACACTTACTGGAACTCAAACTTTAACTAACAAAACTTTAACTTCACCTAAAATTGGTACATCTATTTTAGATACCAATGGTAATGAAC